AATTCATTTATTTCTTCCTCAGACATGCCAGCAGCTTTCATTTCTGCAATCATGTTGATAAGTTCTCCCATAGCTACTTTAGCTTCCTCCATATCTTGGCTTGATAAAGTTTCTAATTCTTCGTTCATACCCATTTGTGGGTTCATCATCTCTTCCATATCTATACTCCGTAGTGAGCAGGCCCAAACAATTCTAGAGGAGAAGAGTTTATTAGAAGTCTGAACCTGCTACTTATGCCATACATGCACATAATATAACTCAAAAATAGAAATTGTTAAAATGATTGTTATTGTTTGTGTGTTTTATTGTGCTTGTACATACCTATGTGTATATACCCCATTTTGGGGGGTGCCGAGCCCAGGGATCCCGAGCTGGCCAGATTTCCCGACCCGAAAGAATCCTAAAAAAAAAGAGCCAAGCATTTCTGCTTGACTCTTCCAACTAGGGAGAATTGTTCTAGCTGTCTAAATCATTCTCCAATCTAGGGTTATCAACTTGGCCATTTATTATGGTGTTGCCTTCCCTTCTCATGCTTTCTTCAGTCATGTTAACAACTCTTTGCATGTCGATAGTATCGAACTCACCATTCACAATGTAAGGTGTGCCATTTAATACAAAGCTAAAAGCTTGATACTCAATATAATTACATTCAGCACCATTCTCTAACTCTACTTTTATTAATAGTTTTTTAACTCTCATAATGTCTCCTTAATTTATTAGTTAATAAGGTAAGCTTAACACGAGTAGATACTAAAAGTAAAATCTATTTGATAGTAATAAATTGTGGCGGAACCAAATATTTTTCTGTCCTAACCAAGTCGTCAGCAAAGGCAATCTTTTCACGATACCAATTCAAAGACATTTCAGGTGAGACACTCTCTCCTTCGACATTCGTTCCGACAATCAAACCATTACCAAAGAGATTGTGCTTATCCAAGTGATCAAAAACAAACATATAGTTTTTATCAATCAACAAACCTTCGTCATCAATATAAATACAATCATTAGTCCCCCGAACCCGAACAGCATCAAAGGCACTACATCTTTTTACATCAGTATGTAAATATTTGTAGATGTCTTTGTAGTTAAGTTCTTTGTCTAACTCTATTGGGAAAATGCCCTTCAGATTACTGTCAATAATATATGCTTTCATTTTTTCTCCTTCTGGCCCATAAGGTAGGCCTCTAATGTTAAGTTTTTATTTAACTCGATTAAATTTAAATAAAGATCGTAAGGTAAACCTAATTTATTTATACCCGTTAAAAATTTAAAATTAAGTTCTTCTAGTGTGCCTTTTTCATATAAAGGTATTTTTATATCTGATTTTACTTTAGCCATTACTTCTCCTCCTCTTTTTTGTAAGCTAATTTTCTTATCTCTGTTTCTATAGTAGTGTAAGGGCTTGATATAAAATTATTCATATTGCTTACATGTTCTAAATCCTTTAGATGTGTTAGCCAATACTTCCACCTTAAATCGTGCATAACTTTATCTATAAGACTTGCTTTATGCTGTAAATTTTTTATTTTTTTTTCAATTGGTTTCTTATCTTTTTCACAACTATCTAACATTTCACTTAAAGTTAAATAGTCATCTAACAATAACTCTAAATTGTCATGCTTAGTTAAAGATAACTGACAATCTCTAATTTCAAACTCTTCACTATAAACCATAATGTCTCCTATTAAATTGTTTATAAGGCCACTCTATCAAATAGATTACTTAATGTAAACACTCAAAGCAAAAATAATTTAAATTAATTTAAACGACATTTCATATCAAAAAAATGCCACAGCATTCCAGGATGCAGATCCCAGTTGTTTTTATTGTGTACTCTGTAGTAGTTGGTAACACCAGATGATACCCAGAAGAAAACCCGACACCCGACTCCGACTTCAGTCGCCCAATAAAGTGAAACCCCTAGCTAATCGACAAAGCTAAGGGTTTCTGTTTTGGGACATTATGACCAAGAATAGCAAAGCTATTATTGATACATAAATACTACCTAAGTTCTACTATTTGTCAAGACTCTTTCTGGATCACCAGAGTCTCGGATCCTGGTTGTTTCTATATGTGTGTATATATAGTTGGTTAAAAAAAGAGAGCAACCCCGAAGGGTTGCCCGACCTCCGACTCCGACTAACTATTCATCATAAGACCAATAATAAATATCTGAATCGCCGTCATTTTCCCACTCTTCTTCTGCGACTTTGAAAGTTTCTTCTCCTAAGAATTTTACAAGACAGTCTTGCGAACAAACGACATCATTACCATAGATAACGTAATAGCCTTTACCCTGGTCCAGACGGTTTATTGTGTTACCGCATTCTTCGCAATTTTCTAAGTGAGCTTTTTCTTTTTTTTCTAGCATACCGACTCCGACTAAGCTCCAAAAATATCTACAAGTATTCTGATACTTCTGTAAGCGTGTTCTTCTAGTTCTTCTGTTGGTATTTCATTAGGATTTTCAACACCATACCATTCGCTATAATGTTTTTCTTCTTGCTCTCCAATCAAATAACTTAGACTGCCTACGGCTTTTTTTATTTGTTTATTCTGGATTACTGTTTTGACCCCAAGATGAAAACCAACATCATATTCCACATCGTTCTCTGATTTAAGAACGCTATCAATAATTTCGTCAGTTAAGTTTTGTTTAGAATCTTCTAGAAGTTCTAAAATAGTTGATAGTTTCATAAGTTCCTCCTAACCTAGCCAATAATCAACGATTACAACCAGAATGATTAAAGTAATTAAAAGCACTTCCATTATGATGGCTCAATAGTTTTACCAACGCACATTTCTTCAAAGTGGTCTTTTATATTCTCATAGTCATATATTGGAAGAGCTACTTTGTCTGAACCCCAAAAACCTTGGACTTCCTGGCTCCAAGTATCTATCCAAATATTTGGCCCACCACCAGCAACCATCAAGATACAGTCTTGAAACTCGCCATCGTTACCGACAATATATTTTACATCATATACCTCAAGATAATTTTCGCCTTCTGGATTATGACATTGATAATTAGGTATGTTTTTTTGGATGTCTTTGCACATCTCGAAAAGTCTTTCGTCTGTAGATTTTTTTAAATCAGCCATTCAAACGCCTCCTAGCTCTCGCCCTTTTGTTTTTTATGTGGACTTTGGCTTGGCGTAATGAATTAAACTCCAGACCATCTATAGAAATACGGTAATGACCGTACTTATTTTTTTCATATTTAAGTTTTTCACTCATATCTTTTTCTCCGTTTATTAGTGAGCTTTAATAATAACTAATTGGTTACTATTTGTCAACATATTACAGAGCAAATGCGTATTGATTCTGGTGGTAATTTCTACCTGGGTAGGCTCGGCATGTGATCCTTATTGTGTACTTTAGATATTTTAAAGATAAAAAAAGGGGAGCAAAAGCTCCCCCCGACTGCTCCCGACTTTAATCTTCTTCTACAAATGTTTCAGATATTTTTAGTTCTTCTAAAAAGTTTTTAGTCAAACTTTCTTCTAAAACTTTTCGAAAAACTTCCGCAGATAATCTGTCAGGACAATTAATAGTAAATCTAATCATTTTTTCTCCTAAGTTCTTTCATTTCTTTTTTAAACTTTTGAATAGCTTCTTTTTTAGTGTAGAAGTAATAAACTCTTGTTTCCAAGTAGCCATTAACAATATCACATATACGCCAAGCTCCTTCTCTGTTTTTATCTATATCCATTATGCTCCCTATTTGTTTAAGTTATGAACCCATTATGTCAGTTAGTTTACTATTTGTCAACTATTTCTTTTTGCAAATTAGTTGATCCAGAAAAGTTGATCTGGTGGATCA